CCCAAACACCATATTCATTAGATACAATTTCAAGTGCAGTAAATACTGTACCTGCTTTGTATACTGCATTAGCATTTGCAGATGTACTTGTTGCATGTTTTTTACCATCAGCAGTTAAATCTTTAACTTTCTTGATAGCACTATTAGTTCCAGCACCACTTCTTACATTCATATTACCTTTAGTTTTATAATTTCCAGTATTATAAGTAATTATTGGTGTAATAGAACTTGCATCCATCCAACCTAAGTCACCACTAGTATTATAAGGATGTTTTGCACCATTTGCGAATCTTGTAATTCTTGTCTTCTTTCTTGGTGTACTTCCTGATGGTTTATCAGCATTTGAAGATACATATAAGTTACCTTCTACGTAAACTTCATCACCAATATTAAATTTACCAGCAGGTGTAGGTGTTGAACCACCATCGATAATTTCTTTTCCTTTGAATACATAATCATATGGATTGATTGATGTAGAACTTGAACCTTTATCGATTTGGAAATGTAAGTGGATTCCAGTTGATACACCAGTAGTACCGATTATACCAATCTTTTGTCCTTTACTTACACGATCACCTTTATTAACACAAATACTTCCACTTCTCATATGGTAGTAAAGTGTATATAGACCATTATCGTGTCTTATTCTAACGAAACAAGCAGTTCCATATTGTTCACCAACTTTTTGTACTGCTGTAACTGTACCAGCTTCAACTGCACGTATTTCAGCACCGTTGTCACGTGGATTAGCAATTAAATCGATTCCAGTATGGAAATCCTTGACTAATTTACCTTGATAATAGTATTGTCTATTTCCGTAATTACTTGTTACGGATAATGCATTAGCTTTTATTGGACTAATCATTTTCTTCAACTTCCTCTCTTTCTTGGTTTTCTAATTCTTCAGTAGTAACACCAACTATTTCTTCTTCAGTTGGAACTTCTACAACTTGTTTTTCATCTTCCATCTTTTTCACCTCACTTTCATGGAAAATAAAAGGAAGACAATTAAGTCTTCCTTATTTATTTGCTTCAGGTAATCCTGTTGCAATACTTGTTAATAATGATGCAACACCACCAAGTAATCCTGTTGCTAGCCATGCAAGAATAACATAAACTACTTGCCAATTAGCTTTTTGCACCATGTCAGATGTAATAACTATACCTACTGGTAATGTACTTGCTAAATTTTGTGCAACAGTTCTGAATGCTCTTACAAAAGCTGCCTTCCAAAATTTCTTATCCACAGTAACACCCCCTTTCTTAATCTATTACTTCGAAAGTCTTAATGATATCATCAATTCTATGGATGAAACCATCACCCTTTAATCTAAAATATAAGTCCCTCGATTCTATAAACGATTCAAGTTGGTATCTAGTTATTTGTTTTTTATCTTTACATTTATCCCATATTTCTAACATATCGTTTCTTAATGAACATTTAGTAGCTTCACGATAGCTTTTTAGTAAAGTCAAGAAGCTTCCGATTATTCCAGCTAAAAAGACTATCTGAACCCAGTAGTCTTTAACCAAATCAATCACCTTCACTAACATCAGGATTTAATGCCTTTTCTACTTCTTCACGATATTTTTCAGGGACTTCTTCAAGTGTCATCTTCTTCATTTTTATTCTTAATACATAATACTTAATCATTAAATATCACCTCAGCCATAACTTCTATTGCATCTTCTATTGCACTAACACGTTCTTCCAATGCAACATGAAATTCTTCATCAGAATAATCCAAGTATTCAAGTGGATTTTCTTCAACCATTGCTTCAGTGATTGAAGTTGATTCAACATGAATTTCATTCATATCGTAGATGAAGATTGGATTATGATCTTCATCTTCAGTTTCTTCAATTAACTTATAGATAAAGATATGTGCCATACCATCAGGTTGAACCATGTATCTATAAGCAGGTTGTTCCTCATTAAACATTGCATTTACTCGCATTACTAATCATCTCCTTCGCTTTATTTAGAGTAATGTCTAATTTTACTTTTTTAAAGTATTTATAACTGTAAGAATGTTTGAAATATCCATAATACGATACAATCTTTTGTGCATCGTGCAATGTCATTTCATTATTTGGATTTTTAAATCTAACGAACACCTTATTAGCATTGTTAAAAATCCTTCTTCTAACTGTGGTTTTATAAGTCCAAATCTTATAACCCATCATGTCTATTGGTCTACTATCTAAAGGAAATAACTGATAAGTTGGTTTTAAAGTAAGTAATAACTTTTCATTAAGATACTTTTCTAGCATCTTATAAGCCATTTTAACGTTCTTTTTATTCGAACCGATAAGAAGTAAGTCATCCATATAAAACAATGCGTGATTGACCAATTTTATACGTTTTCCTCTACGTTCTACATATAACATTTCAGTAACATAGTGGTAAGCATAAGATAGGATGTAGTTTGCTAGATACTGACATAAATAAGAACCAATACATAATCCTTGTTCATAAGTATCAATTAATGTTGATATTAAATATTTAACATCTTCATTTACAACATCACGATCTATTAAACCTTTTAACATATCATGGTCTACTGATGGATAAAACTTTCTTACATCACCCTTCCAAACGTATCTGCATTTCTTTGGATTAGTTCTTATCCAGGTTTCAATTGCTTGTTTACCAAATAATTGACCTTTTCGTTTTAAGCTAGCACATTGATAATGACCTATCTTAGAATTAAGCATCTTCTTACATGCATTTACTGCAATATAATCACAACATTGTTGTTTCATACTTGATATTCCAATTCTACGTATTTTCTTAGCAACATTATCATATCTATCAGAATAAACTATTGGTGGGAATTCCAAAGTCTTATTTTTAATTTCATAATAGATTTCACGACATATCCAATTAACTATTGGAAGTAATTTATAACGTTGATTACGTGCTAACCATCTAATGTTTTCTATTAGAACATCATCAGAAGGGACATCGAATCCACGATCCAACATCCACTTCTTATAATATTCAGCTATAAAGCAAGCAGTGTCATATCTAGTCCAACGTTGTCTTCCACTAGTTGTACCATCCAAACAATCATAAACACTATATGTAACAAAATCTAAAGATAAATCAAAATGTTTTAAATATCTTTTCATTTGTAAATTCCTTTCAAGATATCAGGGACTTTCATAATTTACTAATCCCATGGTGTTTCAATCTTATAATTTTAGCAATGCTAAAGATAAGCATAAACTTATGTCCTACTTAGGTACGGTGTCAAACATAACTCATTTAATCTTGACTGGCGAGCAAGGATATTCCAGTTCGCATTCGAAAGACCATTGTTAGCATTCAAGTAAGAAAGACCAGCATTCGTACCATTATTCAAATTACCGAAAGCAAGGAACAACCTTTAGTTTGACATCCTCTTTGGTGTAGGGGAGTTCCCCTCTTGTCCTATTCGGACAATTCACCCCCAACACCATTTACTGAAAGGCGAGCAAGGATATACCAGCCCGCATCCGAAAGACCATTGTTAGCAGCCAAGCAAGAAAGACCAGCAACCGCACCACCATACAAATTACCGAAAGGAAGGAACTCTCTTTGTCCTGATGTTCCTGAATCAGTATAAAGTGCATCTGCATAACCAGTACTTGAACCTGAACCACTTTGTCCTGCTTGTGTTGGAACTGCAACACCATCCTTTGTATCAAAGCCATATTCAGTAATATATTTCCATGCATTTAATCCAGTTGTAGTTATCTTTAAATCAGATTTCTTATAATTAGCTTTAGCAGTAGCAACTGTTGAAGTTAATTCAGTTGAATCATTAGTATAGTAAACTTCACGGTCACCATTAGCATTAATGATATCCATAAATGCATTACCCATAACTTCATATCCACCAACTGCACATTCAATACCATCGAATACAAATCCATGTTTTCCATTAGTATTATTGATTGGTGAACCAGTTCTACCTTTAACCATATCACTAAATCCACTACGTTCATGCATTGTTGAAACTCTACATGTAGCAGTAGTTGTGAAATTAGCATGATCTAGAATTAAAGCAGTGTTATTTGCATCAACATCTTCTTTTCCAATAACTCTAGCATTATAAGCTTTATTATGCATATATGCATGAACTCTATCATAATTGGTAGCACTTTCAGGATCACCAACTGACACACATGAATATAAATCTATGTTATTAGCATTAGACTTTGAAATAACTACACGATTTGTATTTGTAGTTACTTGTGATACTTGATATTGGTAATTGTTATTAGTGTTACCAGTCATAATAGATTGTGTGTTTCTAGTTGCAAATTTTAAATAGAATGTAGTTAATAAATCGTACCATTCTGCAAGTAATCCTGCACTGTAATAATCACCTCTAGCATGTGCAAGTGTAATTAATCCACTGTAAGATACATTATCACTATATTCTTCATCAGATGCGTGTTCTGATGCATTTATAGTTAAACTATGTGCTGGTAATAAGTTTTTTGAACCATATAACTTACCATCAATATCACCAGCGAAATATTTTGGAACAACGAACCAAGGATTCCAAGTTCCATCTTTATTAATAGCAAGTGGACAAATGTCATATCCTTCAGTTGGAACGAATCTTCTTCTAATCTTAAGATATCCACCTTCAGTCCAAATCTTTTGCCAATATGTTCTTTTTAGAACAAAGCAGTCAACTTTACCTTCATCAACGTAGTTTTCTACACCTTTAATTCCAGTAATATGTCTTACACCATTATTATCAACAACTGCGTTAACATCATATGTTTTCCATGCTTCAGGATAAGTATCTATTGTTTCAACACTATCAGTACCAGGTGTACATACTAAACCAACGTTAGCATCAGTTTTTGTACCAGCACATGATTGTGAAGTTGCCCAAAGTGGAAAATCAACACCATAAGTCTTTTCATCTACTGTCATAGCAAATTGGTTTGCAATATGATTTTCTAATCTTCTAGCACTTGCATATGGTGCATAAAATGTTTCTTCTTCATACTCTAGAATACTATCATTAACATTTGCTATCTTAGTATTATAGTTATCGTTGAATAATCCCATCTTTTCAGTATGGTTTTCATTATATTCAGCAATTTTACCATCCATATCTTCATATACTTGTTCAATTTCCATTGTTGCATTAATTAATTGGTCTAATATTAAATAATTAGATTCAGCAACAACTTCATCATCACTTGGTAAATCACTAGCAACAACTACAAACTTACCATTAGCAGTATTTGTTAATCTAGAATCACTATCATATAGTGCAATTCTATAAATATAAGTACCAGCTTCATCAAATGCATTACTTTCTTCAAACTCTACCTTTTTATTAGCATCAAGTTCTTGAACGTAATGTGCACCACTTGGTTTAACCATATAAAGTACTGCACTAGAATAGTCAGTTTTTGATAAAGTAAACTTAAATGTTATTGAATTATAATCACCTTGAAATATTTTCATTGGATCAGATGTTATCGAATCAGTCGCATTAAAGTTGACTAAAATATCAAATTCTTTATTTGTCATAATAACCTTCCTTCCTATCCAGTTCTAGTCCAAGCATATATTGTTTGGTTTAGACCAGTTATTAAATTACCACTTGTTAGTAATGTCCAAGTTCCTGGAACTGAAGTACCTGGATTAGTATTAACAGTGGTATACATGATACAACCAACTGGATATAAACTCATAAAGTCGTATCCGTTTACTTCTAACGAGTTAGCAACTGTTGGTAAGCAGTTTATTCCAACTGATAACAGTGCAACATCGATAAATAGAATAGCAACACCTTTAATTACTATTAAATCGTAAGTTCTAGTGTAGAATTTATCTCTAACAACAACTTGAACATCATAGATATAATCTTTATCAATTTGGAATGTTGTTTGAACACCATCACTGAAGCTTGTATAACTAGACCATGTTGATGTTCCTTGTTTTCTATAACGATATTTAAGTTCCAATATTGCGTTCTTAGAATCAACATCTGATATAGTTACATCAGCTTTTAGATTAGTATCATCTTCATAGTTGTTTAATCTCTTACAACTAATAACTGCACTTGGTATTGACCATTCTAGAATTGTAATTTCTTTTGTTCTTGTAGTCGTATTACCACGACTATCAGTAACTTTAACCGTAACATCTTCATCCATTGATAAATTAACTGTTCCAAAGTCTACGGTTCCACCACTAGCACCATTAATTGTACGTGTAACACCATTAAATGTTATTTCATATTTCGTAATGGTTGCATATTTGTTTGCAGTAGCATCTGCCACGGTTACTTTTAAATTAGATTGATTTTGAACTATGTTTTGATTATTTTGCGTTATAGCAGTAACTGTTGAATTGGTATCTGCATATGTAATACTACTTGCTGGGAATGTTGGATTACCATTAACTATTGTCATTGTCTTATTAACAGTTGACCAGAATGTATTTCCACCAATTACTGTCTTAACAACGAACTTAACTGTTAATGTATTACTATTTGGACATTTACTTCTTAGAACATTACGTTCAGCATCAGTTAAATTAAATGTGTAACTACTTCCAGTCTTAGCAATATCACGATATTCTACATAAGCTTCATTTCCTGCTGAATTTTCAATTCTTGCTTGTAATGAAGTAACTGAATTACCAGCACTATTAGTATATTGAATTGTAGGATTCTGCGTATCATTGAAATCAGGTGCAGATGTAATATTAGCTTGTCGTGGAATAGTTGGAAGTGTAATATTAAATGATCCTGAAGGTTTTTGAACTCTACCCCAAGAACTGTTAACACCCCATTTCCAGTAGATAGTTGTTGCACCAGTACCATCAGCATTATGATTAACATTAAATGATTTAGTATCAGAAATAATATGACTACCAGCACCAATATTTGCGATAGCACCATTAAATGTATGACCAGTAGTACCTACATAAGAACCAGCAACATCAGACCAAGGTCCGATTGTCCATCCACTAGGAACACTTATCCACCAATAACAACTTATTGTACTTCTATTATTAGATATATCTTGTGATGTTGTATAACCAACATAACAGTAGATAGGTGCAGAAGAATTACCGTTACAATAACCGGTATGAACGTGTACATCAGTAGCCATCTAACCACCTACCTTATACAACTGGAACAAATCCGATTCCATTATTCGTAGAATTTTGAATATGTATCATTCTAACTACATCAGAATAAGTAATTTCGTCTTCTACGAATGCTTTTTTCATATGGAATTCATCTTTGTCTGCCCAATAACTTTTAACACCATTTGCATCATATCCAGCAAATCCTACTGTTGGATTTATTAAGATATAACTATTATCAGTACAATTGAAACGTAATCCGTTCTTATCAAATGTTGATATTAATCTATTAGATTCATCGTATAGTTCTAAGATACCTGATACGTTTAGGTTAGAACCTAGTTTTAATGTACCACCTTTAATCATATCAGCAACTAATCCA